TGTACTCGAAAGTTTCACAGTTAGAGGCAAAAGAAGTGATGAGTGATTGCCAGGTTACAATGTCCGGGCCAAACTTAATTCCAGGTACATTGCGCAGGAACGACTCTGCAAATCCTGCGGTGGTTGATTTTGATACGACTCCAGGTGGAGCAACAAACACAATGAAGAAGTTTGGGACCCACCTGAAAGCCACTTGATCCATCCAGACCCGCTTGCGTAAGACGCCTGCTAATGCCCACACACCTGCCCAGAAATGCATCAGGCGTGGGGCCTCGGTGTGAGCTGCGAAATTGACATACGCTTCGAGCCAGGAAGGGAAGTGTCGTTTAGCTGGCATTATATGTCCTGTACTTCCAATTATACCACGCTATAAAAGGTGTGAAACCTCTTCCAGTATCTCCATCGCAGGTTAGATTTCTCAGTCTTTGCTTGTAGTAAGAGCAAAACCACCATTGACCTTCTTTCCAGATCTTAGGTTTCATAGTCCACATACTCGTGCTCATACACAGGCTCCCCAGCTAACTTCGCTAGTCTTCATCCCGGTTGGAATGATCAGTGGATCATCATATGGAATCACAATTCGGCTCACTTTGGCTATACGCTGCTTGCACTCCGCTGCCATGTGCGTCGGGAACTGACCGACCAGGGAGTCATGCACCTGGATCAGTACCTGCACATCCGGTATGTTATCGTAGATTGCGACCCAAATCCTGTTGATGTAACACCCAACAGTTGACTGTGGAATCCAGGCCAGTGCTTGTGGCAAAGCCCTATCCAGTCTGTCAAAGATATGCCAGCGATACCCGAACTTATTCTCCACAAAACGGAAGCGCTGTATCTGCTCCAATGTACGATCATGCCACTTCTTGATTCCAGGGTGACTGGCAAACCAGATACGTTGCGCCCGATCTACTTCAGCTATGGTGTTACCTGTAGCAGCTGCAATGGTGCGAGCACTTCCACCGTAATTTGTAGCATGGCAAAATACCTTCGCAAATTCCCGCTTGTGCTTGCGCGGTCCTCGATGTTCGATGTACTTCGGATGAATCTCGACCAGCTCCTCCAATGGTGGGGGACTCTTCCCTTCCAGTGCATAGGCGTTAAGCAGGTGAATGTCAGCCCCCATTCGAAGTGCGGCTTTGAGCATCTGATCATCTGCTTCCCACACCACGACCTGCAGATCGGCTCGGTCCAAGTCCATGTCGAACATGGTGTAGCCCGGGTCAGGCACATACATCGAGCGCATGTTTGGGAAGGTGAAGGTCTTCCCCCTAGCCGCAGCCTTACCAGCTGCCTTGGACTTGTCCGATGGAATGTTCTGGAAGTTACATCCACCTCCAAACGCATTTGTAGATGAACTTAAGCGATAGGTGTATGGAGCTGACTTGGCATCGGCATCTCCAGCGATGTTGAATGAACTTCGCATCCGCCCGTCCGCATCGACTCGTGCATTGATGAAGGTCCGAATCAGGACTTGCAGTGTGCGAATGTCTGCTATAGCGTTGATGATAGGGCGGAGCAGTGGTTCGCGTGTGGCTATTGTATTTAGAGCTTCATCATCGCAGGACACGTGAGGGGTCTGTCCTTTCTTCGGCCTAGACATTACCTTTGGCTGCCCGAGTCGCTGGTAGAACAGGTCTTGCATCTGGACGCTGGAATTGAGGTTAATGTCACTACGCAAGATAGTGCACAGCCAGTCTTCCCTCACAGCTATCTCATGCTGGATTTCTGTGTTGAGTTTCTTCCTCTGATCTTCATCCACCCGGACGCCAAGCTGCATTGCTCGCAACACCGGCCAGAAAAGTTTCTGCTGGAATGCCTCGACTTTCTGGAGTTTTAGGTCTTCCAGAATTTGGAGTTCAGCCTCCCCTACTTCCCGTGTCCGCACACAGTCAATGCAGTTGTACTCCCACAACTTCTCCTCCGGCTGGTTCGGCTCCCAGGTCTTACCGTCATCTTTCCAATAGACGTAGTGCGGACTGTAGAGTGATGACTGCATTGCGAGTGATTTTGGGAGAGACACAAACGCAGTGTGGTGGGAGATCATTGTATCCTGCTTTCCATTCGGAACGAAGTGCCAGTGGCGCCAGATATACTGTGCATCGTACAGACCATTCTGCCAGCGAACAGCAACCTTCGGGTGGGTGAGCACCTTATGCAGAAGCCAGATTACTCTAGCCTCTTCCCACGGAGTCCAGTAGCCACGGATACGCTCCACGCACATGAATGGGATGCAAATGGCGTCTTCTGTCGACCAAGACATTCCGAGACAAGCAATGTGTCCTGCGCGAGTCTCCAAGTCTAGTTCAATCCACACTGGTTCGTGCGCTTGGTTGAGTCGGTGTAACAGCGTATTGCATGTATGAGTTACATCCTCAAGCGATGGGCGCAGTTTGAATTTCCAATCTGGGAGGTTGAGATACATCCGACTCGATGCTTCCCTGCGAACCCTCTTCAGATCCTCCACGACCTGGACTCGTAGATGCCACTGTGCCAGCACCCAGCTTGGTGGATAAGTGGGTATGACCTTCGGTGCAGGATCAATCCCGTTGCCTGGTGGAGCTGGCTGCGGTCCATACGCCAGACGAAGGTGACTCCCCCTCCACTTAGCCACAGACCAAGCTCCAGTAAGCAGCCACGTCGGGATGGTGTCGAGAGCAACAATGACATTGGGCTTCACAAGTTCGATCTCTTTCATCAGCCTGTTGTAGCCTTGGACAAGCGGGGGGAGGACAAACTTCCCTCGGAGTTCTGTGTGCTGGGCTGTGATCTCCTTCTTTGTGAAAGCTATGAATCCGTCGAGTGCACGAAAGCCTGGAACTCCGTTGATGACGTTTGTCAGGTAACACTCACTCCGACGAATCCCGGCATCTTTCAGCATACGATCTAGCTCCGCACCCGCGGCTCCCTGAAACGGAGCGCACAAACGGGAGTCTTCGTCGGAATAGCAGTTACCTACGATCATGATGCGTGCGTCTGCTGGCCCTGTTCCTAGAATTCCACTCATACAATCTGCTCCTCAAAAGGAAGGTCTGCCGGAGGTGTGGTGTACAGCAATCTCCGAGCATCATCACTAACGACTGGGTCAAGTGCCACACTCACTTCCCAGGCCAACAAGTCATCTACAGCCAGTCGCGGGTTCGTCTCATGTTCCTTCCGCAGGATACCACACACCACCAGTTTCTCAATGATGATGTATTTCCACTCGTTTAACTCCCCCACATCACGCCTCCAGATCGTTGATAGTTCTCAGGGACTCTCCGTAGAAATGCTCCTGCAACTCCACTCCCACCGCGAAGCAAGATTGCTGGTGTGCTGCAGAGAAGATTGGTCCGGTACCGCAGAACAGGTCGAGCACCTTATCTCCAGGCCTGACAGACCTGCGGAGAAGTTCATTGAATAGAGCGGGAGGCTTGGCTGCTGGATGTCCAACGCCTGGCCCGGTTGCCTGCAATGTTATTACATCTGGTGCAATCATGTTAACTTTCTTGTCACCCTTCTTCGCATAGATGATTGTCTCATATTTGCGCTGAGGTCCGCTGTCAATCCACGGGGTGCGGAAGCCAGTGGGCTTAACCCAGATAAGCGGGTAGTTGAAGACTACCCATCCCGCATCTTCTAGAGTGGCCTTCCACTCAAAGAACCACTTGATGTCACAGAATAGGTAAAGGTGTGCCTGTTCCTTTGCCAGTCGGAAGGACTCCCGGGGGAACCATTGCATGATCTTAAGCAGGGTCTCTGTAGAATCCTCATACCCGTGGGCTGTAGCAGTTCCCTCTCCTACAGTCCCAAAGGTATCCGCTCCAACTCCATACGGAGGATCCGTGAGAATCACATCAAACTGCCCAGCTTCTTGGTGCCTTGCCCACTCTCCGGATTCAGCATGGTATAGCTGAAACTTCGATGACTTTGGCACACCCGCCGCTTTCTCAGCCAGCATCTTGTTCTGCTCCGCCCGTTCTTTTGTCTTGAGGACGAGGAGAGCTTCCTTCGCTGTCTTAGCTTTGGCTACTTCAGGTACGTGCATGTGTCTCGCCAGAATCAATTCCGCCTTGGTCTTGGCCAGGGCAGCTGTTGGGTGCATCGCCTTCTCAGGATTCTGGACATAGACCTCCGCGGCCAGTGTCATGGCCGTAGGTGGCTCGATCTCCCCGGCCTCCGCTTGCAATTTGCGCAGTTCGGCTAGTTTGGCCATAGCCACCGCAGATTCCTGCCAGGTGAATTGCAGCCGTTGATTATTCTCATCGACCTCGATCTGGAGTCTCTGATAGTCAGTGAGGTCTTCCCAGCTGGTATACGGGATGTAGCCGAGATCGACTTCATTCCCGTCATACCGGATGGAGACTCCGAATGCAGCGAGGTCTGCTACCGCACGAAGTCTGCGCTCGCCAGCTCGCAGGATCAAACCATCTGGCGTGTCCTCCAGAACCACTGCGTGCAGCAATCCGATATTGCGAATGGACTGCTGCAAGTCCTGACTAGCTGTTTCGGAGAAGGCCTTGCGTTGCCTATTCTCCACTAAGATTTCTTCGATAAGTGCAAATTGTTTTGCCATGTGTCTACTCCTGCTGGTTAAAAACCAATTGAAAATGCGGCCATATCTCCGCAATCAGGTTCCGGTCCGAAAACTTTTTGACGCTTTGTCCAAACAGGGGGATTCACCCAATCTGGACCTTAGCAGGCGTTGCGTCGTCACATACACCCGATCGCGCCGATGTACTCCGGCTGCGCCAAACTCAGAGCACGATGGCACCTTCGTAACGCTTGGCGGTAGCAGGTATGCTCCGCGCTGAATTCCGGGGCGCCCTCCGTGCCAGTATGTCGTCGTTCGTTCAGTCATGTGAGTGCGTAGACCTTCAATTGCTCTGCAAGCCACAGCGCGAGTTTCCGATCCATCCTGGAAGACCTGATGAACAGATCGCCGTCGCTGTCGTAGCCTACGACGAGACAATTTTGCAGTCCGCCGTGTTCGGCAAGCTGCAGCGCGGACTGCAGCGCCTGTTCAGGTGTCATCGTTTCGGTTGGAGGGAACGCTAAGATGTTGTCATTCATTGATCGACACCTCTTTGTTTTAGCCGCAGCTAACTCCGCCACCAGTTCCGGTATCTTTAACCGCACTGGCGTACTCATAACTGTCCCATAGTCTGCGGTATATGCCCCCCGGCCAAGGTGCACCGCGCACTGATCCAGCAGATCACGGAAGAAGTCCGCGTTGCGCGACATCATCGCGGCAGTTTCCATCCAGGCAGCAAGTCGCTTCGCGAAAGCCTCGGCAAGCACGGGGTCCATCTGCTTGCCGCTTGTTTCGTCATCACACCAGCACTGCGCAGCCTCTTGTAGTGCTTCTTCCATGTACTGATTCATCGTCTTCCACTCCTCTCAGGATTTACCGATGACCGCGCCCCGCATAGCAAGCGTGGCATCTGCCATCTTATACGCCTCTAGTGCAATCTCCTCCCTCCAGTGCTCATTTTGAGGCCCTATCCCAGACTTACGGCAATGGGCACCATAGTCCATGTAAATAGCGGGTAGCATTGCTATTGCAATCAAATCTCTGTCATTCATTTACTTAACTCCTTGATCTTGGACAGTGCTTCGTCCCGTGTCGCATACATGAGTGTACCATTGGAGTCCATGCAGTCCATCCACTGACCGGGGGCATAGACTCGCAGGGAAACGTCGTCAGCTGTACCGTCATGTTCCTTTACCAGGTCAGTCTCCCATCTACGAGTCTGAACTTGGTAGAAAACACGAACTACAATCCTATACTCTGGATATATATCATCCATCGTTATCCTTTCCACTTAGTTGTCTGTGGTAATAGCCGCTTACGGCGGCTAGTCGGCGTGATGACTAGAGTATGAGCTCTCTCTGCACACGCTTCGAGTCAGACTTACGCGCGGGTACGACCAGTGATCTTCTCACGCGGTTTGCCTTCATATACGTCGTGAGTAACCTTGATGCGGATCACCTTCCCCTGCAGCATGGTCAGGCCAAACTTCTCCCCAGGCCGGTTGAGATCGGTGGCCTCGCGGTAGTCCTTCAGAACCCGGTTCTTGCCCGGTCCGAAGTCGAACCCCATGCCACCTTCCACCAAGTCGATCATGGCGGAGTCGGTGAGTTGCGTGGTCGGACCGAAGCCGCACGACTGCTGTGCTTCCGCCGGAACATCCACAACCAGCGGGATGTCCAGGACCACACCCGACTTCGTACCGTCCTTGCTGGTCCAGGTCCGCGGCTTGATCGTACCGATGAGTGCGGTGTATTCGCCCACTGGCAGGGGGATGCGATCGGTGAACGGCGAGTCAATGGTGATGTTGAGGAATTGCTCTGCGTCAAAAGCGTGTGACATTTGTAGCTCCTTACTGAGATTGATGGTTATGAGTGGGACTGCTAAGACTCCAGGTCACTCATGTCTGGAGAATGGTGTTGGTTATATGCTGGGTGGGCGCACGAACTTGGGCTTGTCGTGGTTCTGCTGTTCCCGCAACTTCCGCAACTTGCGTTTTAGATCCTTGCGGGCTTCATGCCAGAATCTCCTGGCAGCCCGGTAGTCCAGGTCAAAGCTTGCCTGGCTATCAAACCACTTGTCGAATGCTTTCACAGTTTGCTCCTTTGCAACCACTTGTCCATGATGAGGGAGAAGTCCGGGCGAATTTTACTCTGGATTGGGAGATACCTGGTCTTGAGATCGACGCCAGGAGCTGCTGTGTCCCAATAGAAGTTCAGCCCGTCTCGCACTGTCAGTATCACGTCACTAAACAACGGTGACATCTCATCCCCGAGCGCCTTACCAATGGCCTTGGTCATGACGCTGGTCGAGCCGGTCACTTCATTCGTCTGGCGCTGCACGTGGGCCGTGAGTACAAAGGTACATTGGAGAAACTGCGTCATCCAGCGTACCCAAGACAACAGGTTCTGTTGCGCCACACCGTACTCTGGCTGGGATGCGGTGGCCTTTGCCCCGAGTACCATACGAAAGCAGGCATTGGCTGTCTCACTCAGCGAATCATTGATGAGGATGCGATTATTGCTCCACATACCCACATTCCCGTAGGTTTTGCCTGTCCGATCACAGGGAAAATCCTGCAAGGTTTTGAGCAAGCGTTCCCACGGGTTGTTGCGACTGCGGTCAGGATCAGTCCACTGAGTGAGGGCTTGGTAACTCAATTGCCCTGTGCGTGTGGCGTTAGCTAGCAGGCCGTCAAGACCGATCGCTGGGGTGCGGACGACATGCCAGTGTAGGCAGTCCGGGATTGGTGCTGGCTCCCGGCGATTGAATGGAGGCGTGCTTGTGTCTCGCCAATAACCCAGCAGGGACTCCAAGCCACCTTGCTCGGTGAACAGGATGAAAACTTCCTGCCCATTCTTCTGAGCCCAATCTACCAGTGTGCCCATCGCGAAACTCTTGCCCGTACCAGCCGGGCCTTCAAGGAGAATTTTCGGGCCAGCAAGAGCTGTTGTCTTGTCATTCATGTTACAGTCCTTTTAGTCAACGAGAAACTTAAGCATCACTCTCATATAATGGCCATCAAGTGCATACTGTTTGTCGGTGTAACGAAGAGCTACAAGTAACTCTATTTTTAGTTCATCGATCAAGGCTTTGCTAGCCTCCAACTCATGCTCAACTTGCGGCAATCGAGTAAAAGCCGCCCTCATAGCAGTGTCAGGCATGATAGCTCCTATCTATTCATCCAGTTGAGCCACTTATCTAGCAGCCCGTTTGGGAATTTGTGATTGAGGATGATGTTAGCCTCATACTCTATCGCTTCACGAGGCCAGTCAGCGGAGAAGGATAGTGGGTCTATACCTGGGTAGGAGGTTCGAAAGCTACCCGCAAACTCTACATCCCAGGGGTGAATGATATGTTCCAGACACTTACGAGTGTCTATAGTCCATTCATTTACTCCATCGTAAGTTACTCTGCCCCAAATTTCGCCACAACCTCCGCAAAAGTAGGCTTTATTACGGTGTCTAGCGCGAGCATTTGGCGCCTCAATAAGTCCGAGGGAATAGGTCGGTTCCACCTCCCGTGCGCCTAAATATTGAGTGGCAGTGAAGAAATGCTGCTTCATAACTCTCCCTCACTTAGTTTTGTTTCAACCCGACGCAGTGGGTCCCACTTTCGTCTCTCGAACCCTGTTTCCAACCAAGGTTCTGGGTTTTCTGCCAGACAGACACGCTTATAATCGCACCCGCCATAAGCAGAGCAACTATCATCCAAATTGTAATCCCAATAACCTTCCTCCCAGCAGGCTATCATCCTCCGCACATCGCGACACATCTGATTATACCAACGCTCCACCATCCAAGGTGGGCGATAGGTTATTGCTTCTCCTTTATCAAATCTATTCTTCAGGATGGCTAGGCCCCTGACCATGAAGCCATCGACAGGTAAGCCCGATTTGGTAATTCCCCAAACGTAAGACGTAAATTGGGATCTTAGATCCCATTGCTGAGTCCACTTTGGCCCGATTCCAGAAGTAGTTTTATCGTCAAGTGGGAAGATGCCCGATGCAAAATCCATGATCGCATCCAGACGTCCTGTATAGATGAGAGGTTGGCCCGTGACCGGATGCAATACATCAATCGGTTCGGCAAAGTTAAATTCTACTCCTAAGATTTTATCATCTGCACCGTTGAATGCTGTCTCTTATACACA